CCGATCATCGGGTCCTTCCGTAGCTGCCGCATCTGCGCCAGAGTGACACGCTCTGAGTCAAAAGGGGGACCGAGGGTGTCGCGGAGGGACTGCCACTGCGCCTGACCGGGCGTCTGAGCGGCAGAGGTCGGCGCCTGATCCTTGGCGATGACGCTCTTGGTGAGCTTGTCAAGTTCCTTGGGATCGATCTGGTCCAGTTGGACCGGGATCTTTGCCTTGCTCTGGTCGGCGGCCACGGTGGCTCCTTAGTTACCTTGCCTAAGAGAGTCGCTCAGTACGAAGTTCGGGTCCAATGGTACCTGGGTTCCGCCTGCCGCTGCAACCGAGCCACCGTAGTGCACCTGGTTGGTGTTCACGGCCTGCACTGTCCGTACCGAGACAACTCCATTGTTACCTGCCTGGAGATTGGTGGCCGAGCCGCTGACCAGGCGCCGCCTGCCCTGGATGATCTCGGCGTTGGAGATGCCGTACCGCCAGGACGACATCGCGTGGTTGAACTTGTCAAGCTCCTTGCCGTCATCCTTCTTCTGCCAGATCTCAACCTCATCGCAGAACACCGGCGCCTGCTCGACGTCCACGGCAAAGCGGTCATCGATGACGAGGTTCTGCACGTTGGAGATCATCGTCGCCTTGTTGCGCGTCTGCACCGGCCAGGAGGTCTTCAGCCCGAGGTTGGCCCAGGCGATGCGGTCGCCCTTGCCCTGCGGGTCGGCAAAGCGCCCGGTGACCTGCCACTGCGGGCCGAACTTGTGCCGGTAGCCGTTCTCGATCGCGATCGCCTTCTTGCCCAATGAGGTTGCGTCGATATTGGCGATGTAGATCTCTCTGAACAGCACGTAGCCGCCCGGTGCCAGCCAGATTGGCTGGTAGTTGAAGTCGAGCGCCGGAACCTCACAGGTGAGATACTGGAAGTACAGCACGCAGGCCGGGTTGGTCGCGCCCCAGTCAATGCCCTGGTAGATCGGACCGTAGAGCGGGTGGGGCTCGTAGTGGCGGATGCCATACAGCGCCAGATCCCACTCGGGGATGTAAACCTTGTCGTCACGCCCGTGGCGGCACTCGTGCTGGAGCATCCACGTGCCCGGCGTGTTGCGCTTGAACGAACGCACGAGGTCGATGTAGGGCTTCCAGCCGCGTGCTCTGAAGCCCTTGGCCTCATGACCGGGCTCGCACTTGCCGGGGATCCCGCACATCTGTTGCAGCGTGCGCTTGCGGCCATCCGGATAGCGGCCCTTGGTGACGCGGTGACACTGGCAAGTGGCATCGGGCGGTAGGCCAAGCTGGTTCAGGCGCTTGCGACGCTCGGTCGGATCGACGTTCTGACAACCGGGGATCTCCTTGACCGTCTCCCAGATGCACCACGAGTACAAATCGAATTGCGGAATGTCACCGTTGCGCAGATCCTCCTCGATCTCGTCAAGCAGCTCTTGCATCAGGCCCTTGACGGTGTTGCGCGTCGAGGTGGCGATGTCCTGCGGCGGGATCTGCCTGCCGAAGCGCTTCATGAAGTCCGGCAGCGGGCCGGTGGCTGAGTTGGTCACCGCCAGGCCGCGTGACTGGTTCCAGACGCCGCGCTCCATCAGGTCGATCTCGTCGGCGTGCGCCTTGCTCGGGTGCGGCCCGGAGACGGCGTTCTCCGAACCGGCGACAACCTCAACGACAGAGCCGACCTTCCAGTAGGTGTGGGCCTTCAGCGGCTTGTCGCGGATGAACGGCTTTACGACGTCGGTGCGACGCCCGGTGTCGGGATCGTGCTCATAGCACCAGTCCTCGATGTGCCCGTAACAGCGCCGTCCCTGCCCCTCGGTGGCGCCGAACGAGAGGCACTGGCAACCTGGTTTGTAGGTGCAGTTGATGAAGTGCAGGACGGCGACGATGAAGGTCTTGGCGCCGCCGCGATTGGCCAAAGCGAGAGCGGCACTGGTGCGCTCGAAGTACAGGTCTGCAAGAAACTCGAACGGTGCTTGATGGTCGGGACAAACACGTTGCCTCGGGATGTCCGCGCCGAGGGTGGTCCTAACCCACTCGTGCAGCTCGTCGTCGTTCTGCGGCCCGACGTATCGAAGCCTTTGGCTTAGCGTCTGGACCTTCTTGACGATCTCCCGCAGCTCCTTCTCGTCCATCTTGTCCAGAGCTTCCGGCGTCACTCCCATTCGTGACAACACGGGCGGCAATTCGGTGACCCCGAGGCGTGCCAGCAGCGGATGCGCGCTGCGCCGCTGCTTCATTTTCAGCCTTGCTTTTGACAGCGAACTCGGCTTCAGCTTCGACGACTTCTGCGTCGGTGATGTCTTCGGCCGAGCCTTCGATCGCGGCTGCCGTTGCTGGGTCTCCGACGAGTGCGAAGAGCGTCGAGAGGAGTTCTTCCTTGGTGTCACCGAGGTTGCCATCGTGTTCCTCTTCCTCGATCTGGAGGCGGCGCTCGCCACGCTCGATGTCGATCGCCAGCTTCAGGGCTTCGAGGTTGGTCCGCGAGCCCTCGTCCGCGTCAAGGGCACGCTCCAGTGCCCTCTTCATCTTGGTTGTCAGGTTACCTCGGATGTGATCGGCCAGCGCCTCTGCTGCGCGCTGCTTGCGCGGGCGCCCCTGGCCCCTGCCCGAGCCGCCGAACTTGCCCTCGAAGATCAGTTGATAGGCCCGGATCTTCGCGTCTTCGGAGTAGACCGTCTTGCCTGCGGCATTGACTGTTGCCGGTTCGGCTCCTAGCTCGGACAGCTTGTCGAGCGCGATGATCTGCTGGGAAGTGAGGCCGGAATCCTCTACCGGCACAAGCTCCTCGGACTCCATCGCCGGGGATTCTACCTAATTACTCAAGTAACGGCGGGAATCCCGTGTTCACGCATGGCCACGGTGGGGTACGGACGCGGGCGCTTGTCGGTGTACAGCCACGGATAGAGGTCCGGGTCCCATACGTAAGTAAGGTTAGTCTCTGTGGCATCGAGGATCCGCTCGGCCACCGACAGCCGGATCCGCCGCTGGCGCTCGATCCTGCCATTCTTATTGACAACGATCCCGTGCGCGATCTTGTCGAGGAACCGCTGGTCCAGACCACTGTGCGCCGCCAGACTGAACAGCCCTTCTTCTGCAATCAGCCGCCGCAGAAACTTGACAAGAGGATCGATTGGTAGTAAGGGGTCGCCGTGACGCAGCGAGGTCTTCCAGCGCCGGTGGCGCAGGTTCCGCCGCTTGCGACGTTGCTCCTTTGTCAATGTCCTTTGCTTGTTGTAGCGGTAGCCCCTGCGGCGCCTGCCATTGCGGATGCGGGAAGCCTCACGCTGGCAGGATTTACACCAGCTTTGCAGGCGTTTTGGCTCGCCGTCTGAATCTCGTTCAGCGACGTGGAAGTGCAGACAGCACAGGAGCCAGCGACCGCACTTGGTGCAGTTCTTGCGCGCCGGGAGCGTAGGCACGGCGGCATCCTACCTACACCTTCCGCAGAGATCTAGCCCCGCGCTCAAGGTGAGTCTCAGCGGCCAGCGCATGGACCAACGCATCGCACTTATCCATGCCACCCTGATTGACTTTGCCGAGCGCCAGGTGTGGGTAGAGCTTCTTGAAGGCAGCGTAGGCGTCTTCCTTGGAGATGTTGGCCGAGGAGTTCAGGACGATGCTGCGCGAGGAGCCGACCGTCGGGTTGAGCACCAGCGCGCCGGACTTCTTACCGGCCAGCAGGGCGACGCCCTCAAAGCGCGAGAGGGCCTGGATGACCTTGCGGTTCATGAATCCGGCGACCTGCTCGACGGCGACGATCTGGGGACGGTAGACGTCGAACTTGGCCATCAGCCAGTCGTAGAAGTCAACCATCTTTACAGCCTCGGAGTCACGATGATGATCGGGCTGCCAGATGAAACCGCGCTTGGGCTTGCCGTCAATCGCCAGGCCCAGTGCCGCCTTGCCCGCCGTGGCGATGTCCACTCCCATCGTCTTCATCGCGCTCCTCACGCTCCTTGCGGATCTCCTCCAGCGAGTCAGAGATCCCGACCGCCGCCAGTATGACAACCCCCATGACAATCAGAAAGACATAGCTGTGGATGCCGAACAACGCCATTAGGGGAGAGACATGGGCTGCCGGTCTAGCCATTCAACGCAGGTGCCATATAGGTCGCTGCGCACCACAGGCGTCTCCCCTTCTGTGCTAGCTGAGATCGTCATCCCGTCAGAAGATCAGGCTGTAGCCCCAGTCGTATGCCTCCTTGCACACTCGGATGATGACACCCAGCTCGATCGCCCACACGATCGCCACGAGCCCGATGATCGGCGTTGCGACGGCCAGCATGAGGAACATGTCGAATGTCATCCGTGCCAAGAAGTTGAAGAGCGGAACGGAGGGGCCGCGTTGACCCCTCCGCTCAGACTCTTTGTCAATCGACATTACACCGGTGGCTCGGCGTCGTAGCGCGGCTCGGGCTGAGGCTTCATGCCGTGGTACTCCATGAAGCAGTCCCAGCACAGCCCGCTCTCAAGCGTCTTGCGCCCGATGAAGTCGTCCGGGTGGAAGTAGTCCTGATCCGGCGTGCAGACGTACTGCTTGCCGCATTCAGAACAGGTGACCTCCTGCCAGCGGGCATCGACGTCAGTCACGTGGCTTCACCGCCTGCCAGGCAATGACCTTGGCAGTGTCGATCGTCATCGCCTCGGTGGCGATCCGTTCGAGCACTTCACGGTACTTGTCGCGCTCGGTCTCGATCTGCTTCAACGCAGCACGGGTCATCGCCGTGCCACGCGCTTCAGGGCGCCCTTGCTGGTGCCCTTGGAGCCACCGGCAGCGCGTCCCCTGGTGGAGGACTTCAGTGCCGAGCGCTCCTCATTGTCGGCCTCGTCACCGATGAAGCCGCCAATCCGGCTGACAGCCTTGGCCTTGCGGTCCAAGGTCCCGGCGATGTCGCGGAACCGCACGTAGTTGTGGTAGGCGTCGCGATGCATGGCACGAGCG